GTTTAGGTCCTTGTACTTTGAAGAAATCTTTGGGCAAGGAAGGACCTTGCATACCGAAGCCCGCATTAGCCGTGGCTATAACTTCTCGCTGGTTTGCCGCTGCTTGAGCAAGCAGCATGTTTTGACGGGCAAGCGCATCATTAGCCTCTCGGCGCATACGAACTACACGCTCAACCGCTCTGCGCTCTGCATCCGTTCCAGCGGCAACGTTACGAAGCGCGCGTTCTGCTTGGTTGAGCGCTCTTGAGTAATTTTGAACGCTATCTACTCGAAACGCTTTATCAATCGCTTTTCCTAAACGTGTCGCGCCTTTATTTATTGCATTAACTTCTTTATTTAGGGATTTTATATCCTTAGTAAGCGCCGTTATCTTTTGCGCGCCCTGTAGAGCAATCTCAATGTCTACGTCGTAGTTGGCCACGGGCGAAACGTAGAGGGGCTTGTGTCAGTTTAACGCGAAGCCATAGTTCGCGCCCCTCGGGACGTGCGGGCTTGATCCATAACTCGTTCCTCCTCTTCGCCTTTTATTTCGTAGAACGCGGCCCAGCCGACTAGCTCCTCTTGCGTCAGGTTTTTTGACAGCTGAGCAAGCGTCATCCCTAGCTCCTTGGCTAGAAAGAACATGAAAAGCCAGTCGCTGTTAGCTTTTGAGGTCTGCTTTCGCTTCCTCCACTTTGTTCTCAGCGCCCGATGCCAGCATTGCAAGCTGGATGTCCTGCAGAACAGCCGCTTCCACAGCGTTCTTTAGCACCGCTCTTTCGCCGTCTTGGAACAAGCGCTTGCCGTTTTCGTCGAGAGCTTTTTCGATCAGCATCCCGAGAGCAAAGTCGTTGGCGTCGTCCGAACCGGCTTTCTTTTGGATGGACTCGCGTTCTGCAATGGTCAATGGGTGCCAGTAGATCTCAAGCACCATTTCATCGCCGTCCTTGACTTCGTGCTTATACAGCTGACTAACGCCGAACTTATTACGAAGCAGTTCAGAGGCGCGCATAAAGTAGTACCGTTTGCCTCAATATACTACACAACTGCTGTAAACTGACAAGAAACAATACCGATGAAGTGCGAGCGATCCTCTAGCTCTAACGGAGTTGGCCCGGAAATATCAGAAACGCGCGGCGCAACGCTGAAAGTATCGGTGTAGTTGGAAGCGTTTACCGATGTAAGGCCGTCAATTACAGCCTCACTTAAAGATGACAACACTGCCGTTCCAGCAGACTTCGGGACGTAGATGTTGCACTGAATGACGCCGGAATAGTAGTCCTGGGCTGCACCCTGGTTTTGGATGGTGGAACGGTTGAAGTTCACCGTCATGAGAATGTATTTCTTTGTTTTGCCGGGTGTGGTGTAACGAACGTTGTCGTAGACCATGAGCACCGTGTTGTCGGCGGCTGCAACCGTGTCAGTGACTGCTTTTTCGAAGGCCGCGCGGGCATTTACGAGAGTCATGGCTTAGAGCTTGGTATAAGACCCAAATACACTGCTGCTGGATCCAGTTCTGGCAAAAATGCGGCCAGGACGTTTGTCCCCGAAGGTTTGTTGGACCAAAGAACGCATTTCACCCTGGATAAAGTTTGCCACTTTTGGCGACTCCAGGGCGTATCCCGCATATTCAGCAGTGTTGCCGATGTAGACCGTGGGCTGACGTTTGAAGTTGAACTCGGGAACCTTGAACCGAGGTTTGATGCGACTTTGCGCGGGTTTTTTATCAGTGTGCACCCACTGGTTTCCAATGCTGCTCCAAGTCGTGTTACCCCCTGGCTGACGAGTTTCGTAGATTTTTGACCAAGGAGCGTGGTCTTCACGCTTGTCCTCAGCTCTAACTTTTTGAGTAGATGCTTTCCAGCTTGACGCGAAAAACCCTGTATCCACCGGGCTGTTCTCTTCCGTGCCCAGTCCTTCAACAGTCAACTTAATGAGAGCGTTGTAATCGTCGTTTATCTTGCGTTCCAGGTCGGTGACGATTTGGCCAAGACCCTTCTTCTTCCTGGCCATCAGAACCTCACCTGAATAGTGAAGAAGTATTCCTGGTCGCCTTTGAAGGTGCGGATGTCTGTGATTTGAGCAACGCGATTAGACCCTGCGTACTTAAGGGTGATGGTGTCTTCAAATGTGGGCTGGTTGTCCCCGATCAGATCTGGGGTGATGTAGAGCTTGGCTTTGCGCTCTTCGCGCCCTTCCTCCTCCTCAACATCGACAAACTCGATTGGCGCGTCAAACGAGTAAGCCGTATCAGTTGTGGTTAGCGCCCCAGTGCTGGTGTTGTAAACGGGAGAGGCTTTACGGGTGTAAGTGATCGTGTGGTCAAGTGACTTGCCTAGGTCGGCAACAACCGACTTAGCAACGCTTTTGAACAGACTATCGAGTGCGCCTGCCATCTCAACCCCTCACCATACGGACCTGATAGCTCCCACTACCGCCAAGGCAGTAAGCACCAAGGTAAGACTGCAGCCAAGGATAAACATCAAACACGTTATTAACTGTTCCCGTAGCCTGGCTCGAAGTGTTGTACTCGACTTCCATTTCACCGAGCTTGACGGACTTGTATAGTCCCGTGTCGCCTGTCGTTCCAGTGATCGAATCCGTGTCGTTCGCCAACGCATTGGCCAGCTCATACGTTGCGTATTTGATGTCGTTCGGGATTGCGGAGCAAGCAAGCTCGACACGATCCACGTGATAGTTATTGCGTGGCCAGCTCAGTGCCTGGTCTGCATCGCAACGATCACCGTAAAAATTCAACGTGTCGATCCAGCGCGTGGCTGAGATCAATGCACGATTTTTGTTGTCATCAGACTTGTTGTCCCACTGCGTGCTGCTTGGGACAGTCTCAAAATACGCATCGGCTTCGGCCAACGTCACATAGCTGTTGGCTGTCTCACTCTGGAGCGTGGCGTTGATCGTGGCAGCCATATCAGCAAAAAGGGAAGGCCCCACCTAATGGTAGGGCCATTTGTCTCGTCAGGATCAGGTGGTGGCGTTATCCAGAGGAGAGTTGACGAAGATCTCAACCATGGGGATGAGGTCGATGTCATAAGTAGCAGCCCAGTTGCTGCCGGTACGCAGGTTTGCGTTGGTGGGGTTGTCGGAAGCGGAAGACCACTTGGTGCCCATCACGTGATAAGCGGAGTGATAATCCACAGACAGCACGTCCTGCTTGGACAGCACGTTGCGGTCAGCTTCAATCCGAAGATCCTGCTGCACACCCTCAAGGATGGTGCCGGACTTCATCATGTAGCAACGGAACTCCTGACGGTTACCGGAAGAAGTCGGGTCGTTGATGTTGACCTGAGAGTCAACAATGACGCGACAACCAGCAAACTCACCAACTTCGCGAGCGCCGACGCCAACACCGCCGCCACCCCAGGTCACCGCGCCAGAAGCAGCAAGTGCAGAGGTAGAGAAGGTCAGCAGGCCCACCTGATACAGGTAGTAAGCCACGGAGGGGTGAACGATCAGAAGATCCATTTCCTCACCACGCTCACCCAGTTTGGAGCGAGCTTCTGCAACTGTTGCAGCGGTCAGGTAGTTGGACTCAGAAGTGGAGCCAGAACCACCCAGTTGCTTCTCAAGACGGTGATCGTTGAGAGCGGTGTGGAACAGGCCGGTCAGCTGCTCAAACAGGCGAGCAGTGTTCAGCTTGTTGATGGCGTCAGCCAGCTGGTTACGAATGTGAAGCATCGGGTCTTCACCAGCAGCCAAGACTGCAACGTCATCCACGGCGTAGGCAAAGCCACGGTGAACGATGGATGCAATCTGGGTTCCGGTGCCGATCTTCTGAGGAGTCAGATAGCCAGCGCCACTGGTGCCCCAGGTAGCGGTGCCGTCAAAGATCTCCTCCGTGGGAGACACAGGGTTGAACTCAGGAACCTGAATCCGGGTGCCACCTTCACGAGCGTCGAGCAGTGCATTACGCACCACAGCGCCAGACTTGATGAACTGGCTGCGTTCTTTGATTGCCTCAGCAACATAGGTGCTGAGATTATTCCTTTTTACGATGTCCGCCAGAAGGACACCGCCGGAATAATTCTGAAATGGTGCGGCCATTTCTATTCAGGGATTAGGTTTGCGGGGTTTCAAGTCACGGACTTGAAAGTGGTGTCCCACCGGGACTTATTTACCGGCCTCTCTCTTGAGCACAGCTGCAAGATCAGGGTCGGTAGCTTCCAAGGTCATTTGCCTTGTTAAGTTAATACTACCTTCTGCCCAAGGATTAGCGACACTTCCCGTCCCAGAAACTCCAGTAATGGGCTTCGCGCCCATCCCGGCTTGAGTGCTGGGCTTGAAATGATGCTCATATCCTGAACCAGGATTTTTCAACTTGGCCAAATAAACACCAAGATCCTGCTCAACGCCGCCGTCAAGCACTTTGACAGCACCGCTTTCAGACTTTTTCAAGTTGGATTGCACCAACTGAAGCATCTGCTCAGCATTGATTGCTCCAGCTTGGCTAATTGCAGCCAACGCTGAATTTTTCATCGCTGCAGTTTCATTAGACACTCGAAGATCGTCCAGTTGACGCTGCAGTTCAGAGATTTGCTGGTCTTTTTGTTGAGCAGTCTTGTTCGCTTCCTCCCAGAGGTCCTTCCATTGACCCTGATCCTCAAGCGTTTTCTTGCGTTGGTCGTCTTGTTTCTTGTAAACCTCGTCCAACTTGCCTTTGATGCCTTGAAACTTTTCCTCAGCCTCAGTAGCACGCTGTTGGAGCGCCTGGATTTGCTGCTCGTAAGCAGAAACGTCCACGGCAGGAGCTTCAGTCGCAGCCACGGGCTGTTCAGGTGACACCACGGGTGTCTCCTGGATGACTTGTTCTTCCATTATTGAAGATGAAGTTACTCTTCTACTTTACTAGCCTTTGCTTTTTTAGCGGCAGGCTTCTTTGCTGCGGGCTTTTCTTCTTTTTTGGGAGGGTTGATCTCCTCGAAACGAAGTCCCATGGGAACGAAAGCTATTACTCTTCTACTTTACCGCTCTCTTGAGGCTCTGCTGCTGTAGGCAAAATCTCGCCCTGAACCAGCATGTCGCGGAACTCTTCGCGACTGATGATCTGATCTTCAAACAACTGACCCATTGCTGCAATGTCCTGACCAATCAGTCGTTGCAGGTCGAAATCACGGCTGATCTTTACCTTGGGTGGCTCAATGCCTAAGTAGTTAGCAGCCAAGTCATAAGACTTCTGCAGGCCAGACTCCAGATCCATCGACACCATCGACAGCATTGAATTGGTGTCAATCCGATCCAGACGACGAGCATCAGCAGATTCAGCAACAAACTTCTGCTGGCTCAGTGTGCTGATCCCGAGCGTTGCCATTTGCTGCTGTAACTCCTGTATCTCTGATGTCTGCGCTTCGAACGCGCTAGATGCAGGCTCCACGTAATAGACCTTGTTACCCGGCTGGGTCGCCATCGCGTAATTAACGCTGATAGCCATGTCTTTCGTCTGGTCGTCCCAACCCTCAAGGACGAGCATCGGTTGTGAGGCGATGTGCAGACTGTGGATGAGGTCTGCTTGCCGTTGATAATGCGCCAGATTGAGATGAGCAATGTCCAGCAAAGGCGGTTTACTGGTCATTGTGTCCATTTTATTCGCGTAGATCGTTATCAGTGGAATTTGATCGAGCGAGAAAGGACCAGTTTCAACCAGTTCATACTCCGCCGTAGCGTCGGATTGATCGAATGCAGAGGGGTATGGAAACTTCCCTTGCATCTCTTTTTTCTGCTCCTCTTGCCGGAAGACGCGATAACGACCTGGCTCAATGACACGTACTTGGTCATATACCTTTTCGCCAAACTCACCGTCAGGGACTACTGCCTTTTCGCCAATCCGAACCTGTGTAAGGTTTCCATAATTGGTTTCGCGGTCCAATCGCCAACCGTAGATTTGAGTGGGATCCACCTCAATCCAATAGGGCCGACGATTAAGAGCACGCTCTTCTGCAAGACTTCTTGCGCCCGAAGGCGCAGGAAAATCAACCAGCGTGTGACAGTGCCCATACGTCAGGGCACAAATCAGGAGTCGTCGAGCGTATTCATCTAGATCCGACCCACATCCATCAACGTCCTTATTAAAGACCTCTGTCCAATAAGGGTCGCCTTCTACGCTGATTGATTTGCGAAGGATTAAGCCAGCCGCCGCTCGAATCAATCGTTGCGTGTACGGCGTGAAGACGGATCGGTTTACACGCGCTAGATACGCTGAATAGTCTTCGCGGGGCTCTAGAGGTAGGAATGCCTCGCTGTTTTCCCGTAAATACTCCGTGCCGTTTGTGACGGCTTTCATGATCTCCCAGCCTTTCATCTGGTCGATCACTGCCCGTGTACGGACAAATGGACTGTCAGCACTCCCCATATAGGAGCTGCTGACCAGATGGGTCCGAACGAGCCCGGGGACGGAGTAAGTCATGTTTTCATTTTAACCGTTGATTAGTTGTTGCAACCCCAGCGACGACGGGCAGCTTTGCCGCGCTCGCCAGTCCAGTTCTTGCTACGAGCGCAAAAAGAACGCTTACGAGCAGCCTCTTCTTTCGTTTTTGGCTTGCCAGTTACTGGTGGCTTGAGGTTTGAGCCCGTCTGACGATTATATTTAGCCCTGCCTTTTGCTGTTAAACCTGCACCTTTACTCACCGGAAGTTTTTCACCTCTTCCGACACTAAGATTTGGCCCTTTTTTGCGTTTTTTCTTTTCAGCCATTTTTCTTTTTGGCAGATTTACGGCGTTTATGCTGATAGCTTATCTTCTTCGAGCCGGTTTTCTCGCGCTTAAAACGGGCTTTTTCGGCAGGTGACATCTCCTTAGTCGTCTTTGGCGTCTTGTCGGACACCCGTTTTGACGGTCGGCACGCTGGATACGCCCTGTCTTCGCCTTTGGAGCGGCCACAAGGCTTCCCGGTCTTTATATCGACCCATTTCTCGTCAAACCATCTGCCCAAGCCACCACGGCCCTTACTTGGCTTTTTTGGTTTTGCGGGTTTTCGTGGTTTTTTTCGTTCCGCCACTGGTTACCTTCTTGTAGGTGCCGCCACGCTTCTTATACTCGCGCACCAGCCACGCATTTGCATACGCGCTTGGGTAGACCGCGAACTTGCGCTTGGCTTCCGCCTTTACGCGAGCATAAAGCGCTTTGTTTACTGGGACGTTTTCACTCGCCACAGCTGCACCGCATTTTCTTGCTGCCTTTCTTCATGCCCTTTTTCTTCTTGGGCGGACGGCCTTTTTGCGTGCCGTAAGTTCCCGAACCCTTAGGCATGACAATTAAGCGATGGGTTGCCCCCAGTCTAACTCTTACTTTTTCTTCTTACTAGCTGCCTTCTTCTTGCCCTTACGTACAGCCTTCATGTAACCCTCGCATCACTTCATCGCAGCGCTTTTCTTGTCAGCCATGCCGATAAAGCAACAGTAGACGCATCCTAAACAGCTTTGACCCCGTATTCCAACGTCACACGCCTCTTTTTGCCGCTAGGCGAGTTCCAACGGAAAAATCGCACCTGCACCGATGGATGAAGCTCCTCTTCCGGCGACTGCAGCGTCTTCCAGCGATGATCACAGCTCAAACAACGCCGCTCACGCACACAATCGTTGTCCTGCGACGTATAACGCCCCATTACCTTGGACTCCTCTGATCCACACTTCGGGCAGAGAGGCGCGTTGAGCGGACGGAACATCCTCAATACAAACGGTATGACGTAGTTCCCATGGCCTCAGGCTTGGCCAAGTTGAACTGTTGGAGCACAAGATACCCGAAAGCATCAAAAGCGTGGTCCACTCCTAGGTTTTTGTTAGGCAGACCAGTGCCTGGCGCGTAAGTCAGTGTCCGCAACGACTTGATCAGCTCCTTACAGCGTGGATGGATCTTGACCCGACGCGCTCCAGAAGCATCCATTAGGCCAGTGTTGACCGCTGTGATCTTGTCGCGAATCTTCCATGGCGATCTAGGACTCTGCACTGTGAAGCCGCTACGCCTAAGAATTGCGTGGTCCGTTACGCCCACACCGCTTGTCTTCCTTGCACCGCCTGTAGGGTCAGGACAAGCAATAATCCGGCGATCTACGCCATACCTTCGGGTTACTTCCTCCGCAAAATCCCAAGTGGTCGCTCCACCCGTCATCATGATCTCGTCAAATACATACAACGTGTCACCATCCTTGACTGCACAGATGCCAGACATGGGATCCACGTTGAAGTCAACGCCCAACAGCAACGGTTGAATCGAAATATCCTTCGCA